GACGTTTTTCTCTTTGTATTCTGCGGAGAAATGCATAATGTATAATCTGCGTAAAGTAAGCAAAAGGATTTTTGGATTTATCAGGATTAAAATTATGTATGTATTGAACGCAATTTTCGATTCCATCAGAAATCATGTCCTCCTTGAACATATAGTTTACAAAGTTTGGTTTGAAAGATAGATGATTTGCTATCTTCAAGAAACATTCCCCAATATAACGTGGGATAGGTGGTTTTGGCAACCCCTTTATTTCCGCAATTTCTCTATCTTCTCTAAGTTTCACTAGTGCGGCTAGGAACTCTTTATTATTAACGTAATGTTCGGATCTTTTCCGTTTAGCCATAACTCGTCCTGCCATAAGCATATCTCACTATGTATGTAGATATTATAACATCTCTATACATACTTGACAAGTTGCTGTTTTACCTCTAGAATAACTCTGTCAGGGTTCAAGGGAACCTCTAGCTATTACTTTTTTTATGAGGGCTAGATTTATAAAGCTTTTCTAATATATCTTTAGCATCGTTAACAGTCGCTATATATCCCATCTTTCTAGAAATTTTAGGTTTGTTCTTACTATCTCTATCAGTATCTTGTACAAATCTTTGATACATTTGAATCATATGTATATCAGATGATTCCGACATTGTAAGAACATTATCCATATTAATAATAAACATATCTTCTCTTGTAGTCTTTAACCAAGGTTCTACTTTATATCCGATTGTCCCCGCACGAGTTTTGATTTCTGAAACAACAATAGGGTGATGAATGACTAACATAGTCCGATCTGTTTCTTCAGACGCTGCTATCTTGGCAAATATTTCTTCACCGTTTTTGAATTTAATTGTTCCGTAAAAATCGTCTTCCATAATTATTTCTTTAGTTGTATAGTGATTATTTCATAATTAAAATTTTCTTCATTATAGATTTTAATTCTCTCAATGAGATGATTTAATGTATAGTTCTTACGAGAGTTGTAAGTGCAGTCATCTGATATATCATATAAGATTGCCTTTATTTTGTTAGTGCCCTTCCTAAGTACTCTTCCAATACTTTGAAGATTTCTAACTCTCGATTTTGACGGTGAGGCAAAGATAACGTTATGGAGATTTCTAATATTAATACCTGTAGAAAATGTTCCGTAGGAGGCGACGATGATTGCATTGATTTCCCTCTCTGTAATTTCCCTGATCAATTCCCTTTCGTCAGCATCAATTCCACCGTGTACAAAAAATACTTTCCTATCACTTTGCTTATTATTATTTATCTTTTCGTAAAGTATTGCACCGTGGGTTTCTACTCTGCTGTATAATATAAGAGTATTACCTTTTAGATCTAATGTCAAGTTTGTTATGAACTTATTTCTCTGTTCATGACTAATAAGATATTCGATTTCATCTTGATAGGTTTCAAACTTTTGTGGAGGGTGTTTAAGAACAAGACATTGAATATCAAGTTTAGATAGATGACCTTCTTTCATTAAATCATCTGTTCTTGTCACCTTATAAGTTGGCCCAAACAATCCTTCTAATACCCACTTATGAGTCTGTGTACCGTCTAAAGTTCCAGTAAACCCATATCTATACTTTGCATGTTCTAATTTTGTCATTATAGATACTAGGGACTTACTTTTAAATAAGTGTGCTTCATCCCCAATTACTACATCATAATCTGTAAAGAAACTGCGATCTAGTTTATGAACAGATTGCCATGTGGTAATAGTAACAGGAAACTCATTTGTTTTTTCCTTGCCCGCATATATTCTGTGACAGTATGACTCCGAATCCCAACCATAATCCTGAAAATCCTTATACATTTGTTCTACCAGACTGGTCGTTGGAACAACTAACAAAATTTTTTCGCCTTTATCCACATAGTATCGTACAAGGCTATAGATCATCAACGATTTGCCAGACGCAGTTGGAGATATCAATAATTTTCTATTATGCCTTAAAGCATCATATACTCCCTCAACTTGATAATCCCTAGGTTTGTGCTTACAAATAGCACCCATATAATCTTTAACACCCTGCTTTGATATTCCCTCATTAATCTCAAAGGGAGAACCATAGTATTCGTTATCTATAAATTTATAACTATAATCTCTTCTCTCGCAAAAGGAAATAATTCTGTCTAATAGTCCTATATAAATTCTCTTGGATCTTAAATCAAATAAGTGTATTTCTCCGTTCCAATTTCTTTTACGGTACTGTGGCATGAACTTTGCACCCTCTACCTCAAAGGTAAAGTGGTCTCTTAATTC